CAAAGGCTTCACGGAGACCAACCTTATTCTTTGTGCCTTTTTCACGTACTCCCGGATATGCAGAGAAGACGTTGTCTGAGGTATCGCCTCGCATACACTTCTCAAAGAGTAGCCACTGGGGGTCCGGAGCGGCTTTGACTTCTTGAGTCTTTTTATCAATAACGGGTAAACCTTTTTTATCAAAATAGCCCTCGTGTGTGATTGTGATTTCTGTGACGCCATTATATTGTTTTACATTGGGTGCAATTAATTGCACAAAATCTGTATCTGTCGAAATAATCACATGATTGTCGCTAGGATGACTTTGTATCCAGCCTGCAATTAAATCGTCAGCTTCTAACCTAGGATGCTGTAATACTGTGCAGTTAGTCTTTTCTGTGACAAAATCTTTAAATGTATCAAATGCTTCCCAAAATACACGTTCTTCTTCTGCTTCACGTTCTGTATGTGCCGCCCGAGCAGCCGTACGTTGAGCTTTGTAGGGCTTATAAAAATCTTTGCGCCAGCTACGACCTTCTAAGAAGAATACTACGTGAGTACCGTTAAAGTCTTGCCATGCTTTCTTAATTGAATTAAGTGTGATGTGAAATGCCATGCCCAACTTAATGTCAGCATCACCGTTGATAACGTGCCTTGCACGAAAGAAAGTGTTTGCAGTATCAACTAAAATATAGGTCATAGGTTATTTTTTCTAACAGAATTAATATCAATAACGCCGGTGTTAACAGCGCCTCCAAAGTCGCCATCGACTACTACGTTAGCACAAAGTTCACGGAACCAACGATCAACAATTTCTTCGTCCTTATCGCCGTCAAACCCATATCCTTCTTGCTTTAATTTTAACACAAATTGCTCATTCCAGTCAAGCTCAAAGAAGCCATTACGAATGTTGTCTTTGTTAACGTGAGTGTTAAGAACACCTACCCAGGGCTCTTTCAATTTAGTTGCACGATCTTTTGGACTTAGTTTAGCAGTTTCTTCTGCTTCTACAGCACGTTCTGCAGATGCAACTGCGTCTTTAGCAATCTTTGTTGATTCTTCTGCTAGCTTTACTGCGGCCTCAGTTTCTGCTTTGAGTTTATCAATGCCAAATAATTTTTCTACAAAACGTCTCATCATGTACCCCACTCATTTTTAAACAACGGCACCTGTAAACGATCACTATAACGTAAGCCGTTTTTCATAGCCAGTATTGCTACATTTTTATTATTCATTGCGTAGACACTTTCTACACCGCCTACTGGCATTAGATAAACGTGTCCTTTAAAGCCTGCCTTGCGATAAGCGGCAATAGCACATTCAGCATCAGCAAAGTCTTGTTCAGAGGCAATAACAAATTTCAAATATGCTGTACCAACTTCTTCGTATTCGCAAACTACTTCTGGAAGGATAGCTTCTTCCCACACTTCGCCGCTACATGGAAGTTTAGCACTTACACTAAATGTAAGTTCTCTGCCTACTACACTATTCCACTTAGCCAAGAAGCCTTTGAACTCGGGTGTAAGTTTCTGAGTACCATTTGTTTCAAACGTAATTTCTTTTAAGTCACGCATCTTAGTATTATTAATCAAGTCTGGATAAGCACGTTGCCAACCTAGTAACGGCTCGCCACCTGTAATAACTAGATGTTCGTCTTTCCAATGATCCTGCGGAAGAATCTCCATAATACGATCTGCGATTGCTTCGCTAGTAAGCATTGGACTAAGTTCTTTAAAGTCAGGATGCCAACTGGCATAGCTATCACAGCCTGTGCTAACTAGTGGCAAGTCTTCATACTTTTGAAACGATTCAATCATTGTATGCGTAGCCGCAATGTCTGTTGCTTCGTGACTCATTTCGCCACGAGGCATACCAAAGCCAGCACATTTAAAGTTACAACCAAATGTGCGTAAGAAAACAGAAGGTACACCCATATAGCGTCCTTCACCTTGAATGCTGTAGAACAGCTCTGCGATTTTAATTTTGCTCATAGTATATTATACACTCTTTTCAGTAGGTGTGTCAACCTTTTTGAGTTGCCAACTGCCATCTTTTTGATCTATCCATTTTAATGTGTCCCCTTCCTTCCAGCCTGTTTGTTTCAATAGGTCTGGCGGAAAAGTTAATATGGCATCACCACTACCATCGTCAGCTTCTTCTATGTTAAGTGTCCAGCTTTTCAATTTCAACTCCTAATTAAATCGTATTTTCATTCTGCTTCTTCCAATCTTGATATCTACGCTTACGACATTCTTCTCTTACCTCAGTAGGAATATCAGGATGCCATTCGGACATGCCACAGTCGTATACTCGATACTCTGGCATGTTTACTTGGGAAAGTATAACTATCCAAAGGACACAGGCAACAATAAATCCGATAATATATTTGATCATATTCTGCCGCTTAACAATATTTTGCACATCATTGCATCGTGCTCGTTATGAAATTTAAATGTCATCTGATCTGTCTCTGGATGACTAGTGTACCGATCGCCTGGCAGGCCAAAATGTTCCAACACCATGCCGCAAGTTTCATTCCACCAAAACCCAGTTTGTTCTTTATTCCACGGAACTAGAATTGTTTTTAGATCAGACACAATATTCCACTCATTTTTTATAATTACCTTTTTCTGGGATAACATGTCTAACTCCGCCACGTGGATCCGTCATGTCTCCTTTGCGTCTTGGAATCAAATGTATGTGTGGGTACATCACAGTCTGTCCCGCAGCCTCACCCCAATTAATTCCAATATTAAATCCATCCCACTCACCTTTTTCCACCATGTCTTTGCCATGTGTTAATGCATCACTGAAACAGTCAACAATCACTCCATCCGCTGCATATTGCGGAACAAATAACAAATGACCTTCGGATACAGGGTACTTATCTTTAAATATCTTAACATGAAAGTCCTCACGGACTAGATCTGTCCACGGTGCAATACCTTTCTTCTCAGCATCCTCTAATAGATATTCTTTTTTCATTTTGTCCACCACTCTTCAAAGGGGAATTCAACCCATACAGGATTTTCTGCTTTGTTGATCTCTTCTCCAACATAATCCATTTTGACTTTAGACTCACTGGCAAGGTTATCAAATATTGTGGCAAACTTTACGTTTTGATTCCATATTTGATCAAGCCATTGATCATCATCGGGTAAACACCCGGATTGCCAATCGTTTAAAATCCAGTTAATGGTTGCACCCGTATCGTTGATATCGTCTACTACCAGTATATTCTTTTTGCCACCGCCCGACACCATAAGGTCGTATACAGGATAACCAAAGGCATCTTCAGACATCCAAAGATTGCTTTCGGTGGCATGATCACCGCCGTTGTCTCTTAGACTTACTTTCAGTGTTTCGCAAGGAATATTAAAATACTGACTGATCATGACAGCAGGCAATAGCCCGCCTCGGGTAATGCCTACTACGTAATCTGGGCGCCATTTATTTAGAGAAATGTCTCTACAAATCTTTGCCACTAGACCTTGAAACTCTTGCCAACTTACTTTACGCTTTTCCATGACGCTCCTTAAGATACTGCTCGTGTTGAATCCATTTATTATTGACTAGGAATCCCCAATCACGTTTGTGTGGACCAGGCATAAACAAGGTCCATGCGGCTACTCCTGGTTCAAGCTCAATACGATGATAAGAACTAGGACTACAAATACGGAAATGCCCAGGCCCTCTCCAAAAACGTGTCTCATCAATTTTTTTGCCCTCTGAATTAAATTCAGGAACCCATTCATAATAACCGCCTTTTAAAATTAGAGTAGCGTAAGGCCACGGATGATCATGTACATCATCTGGATCACCTTTTAAAAACTTGTGTAAGAATACGTTAAATGGGAAATGTGTTCGATCTTTTAAAAACACATAGTAGCGTTCTAGGTAAGGCTCGTCACATACACGATCCATAATAATGCGCTTACGGCCAATGCGTTCTAAAAAATTAAGTAATACTCTCATTCTACTCCTTCTCCAAACCAATCATCTACCTGCCTCTCTGCTTCTTGTTGTGTCATTGCGTGTACAAAGATACGTGCAGGTTGGCCCACAGTGTGCTGTATGTTATATTTGATTACACCAGCGGGAATTAAATCCCAGTCTCGTTCTACAACAAACTCCTGCATGTTTTTCATACGAGTAATTAAATTATCTGCTAATTCTTTTGCTGTTTCCATTATTCCTCCTCGGGCTTTGGAAATGCTTCACTAAAAGGCCAGCTTGTGCTAGGATTAGGTCGAGTTTTTAATTTTACATTTTCTTCAATAACGTCGCCTGTTATTTCGTCACATAAGTCGACTTGATACGGGGCAATGATATGCACTGCACAATCTTCTTCGGCCCAATCGTGCTCACCGTCGTAGAGCCAGCCTGCACCACCTTCATAGTAAAGTTCTTTGAGTTCTTGTTGTTCTAGTTCAGAGATGTCATCACTAAACTCCCACTCAACACTAACACTGTCGTCAAACTCGCAGCCCCAGCCACAATCAGCTCGAGCATAGGCAACGTTGTCGCCTTCCCAGGGAAGATTGCAGTCTAAGTCGCCTTCAACAAAGCCTTGACCCCAGCGATAGGTTTCATCAATATTAAACCAGCTGATACTACCGTTTGGATTCTCTCGAAACATTTCTACATGGTAGACAATGCTTTTCTTTTCCAAAGGTTTGATAAGATATATTTGACTCATTTAAATCCCCTTGTAAGCATCAAGAATAAGAACCCCACCAATTGTAAATCCTACGATAGCAAGTCCGTAGTTACCGTTGACTAAAGCACTTAATCCAGATAGTAAGTTTAGCCCGCTAATAGTAAGGCTGATTTCTTTTCTATTGCGACCAACCCATATGAAAAATTTATCTAACATTATTCTTCCTTTACAAAATTGTAAGTGCGTTCAAATATCGGACCATCGCAGATATACAACTCACCGTCGATACCTTTCATTAGATAGTCGCCTGGCTTACCTTGTTTGTAATTTCCTTCTAGTGTATTGACTCTAAATTCTTCATCAATCTTTTTAGCATGTACTACAATAGGTCGCTTCATGCAAGCGTCCATGTCTTCTACTTGTTCAAATGTATCAAATGTTTTCATATTATTCCTTATCGTGGTGCAAACTCTTGTTGCAGTTTAATGTTGTCAAAGAACTCTTTCTTTGTGTGAGGATCATCTTTAAAAGAACCTTTAAGTACCGTAGTCTGTGTTAGACTAGAATGTGCCATAATACCTCGATTCTCACAGCATCCATGAACAGCTTGTACATAGACTGCTACATTCTCGCTATCTGTTGCTTTCATAATTTCTCTTGCAATGTCGTTACAAAGTTCTTCTTGTAGTGTGCCCCGCCTAGCACACCACTGTGCTATTCTGGTATACTTGCTGAGACCAATAAGTTTATTAGCGGCAATGATACCGATGTAGGCAACCCCACTGACAGGCTGGTGATGATGACTACACATACTTCGAAGCTCACTACGTACCACAAGCATACCTTCGTAGCGGTCGGCGCTGTCATTTGGAAAAGCTGTTGCATCTGGTGCTGGTTCATATCTACCTGCCATTACTTCGTTAAAATACATCTTGGCCAGTCGCCTGGCCGTGCCTTTTGAGTTAGGATCGTTTTCTCGATCAATTAACAATCGATCTAATACCAATTCAAATGCTTCTGTTGCATCGTTGATAAGATGTTCTTTGTCGCTCTCATGCAAGTAATCACTGATGTTATCACCTGCCCAGAATCTTTTGCCTTCACGTCTCATCCTCATGCGGATTGCACCTGCCAAGGTTCCTTCTTGGTATCCGCCATCGCCTGCCATTGCATCCAAGCCTGTTTCTTTATTTGTCAATTTTGTTTCTCCGAGTTAATGTCGTGGATGACACGTTATAGTTATTTTAACATCTCTAATAGTTTATTGCAACTAAAAAAGTTTTCTTTTAGTATATCTACCTGTTTATTTAGGCTAGGTATACGAGTTCTATAATTTTCCATATGTTCTATAATTGTTTTACAGATGTCTGGACGATACACCGTATATGCATCATAGCTTTCAGTCCATTTGCTGGGATACTTAAATGTATCAAGAGCCATTTCGCTATAGCTTAGTCTATCAGGCACCATTGGAATAGCATCCACAATAGCACCTTCATACCAACTAATGCCCAGTGTTTCTTGCAAGTTAGCACTGAACACCAATTTAGCTTCACCTAACAAATTGTGATATTCGTTTTTGGTCAACTGTTGATCTTGACAAACAACAAACTCGTATTGCGGCAACTGATGTTTCAGATCACGGAATATTTCAACCTGCTTCTCTGGAGCAACACGATGCGGGAATAGAATAAGATCACGCTTCTTCATGTTCTTATACATTAATAATGTATCCTGCATATACTCCATGGGCCAACCTGTACGCACAAACTTAGGATACTCTCCGCTTAGGATTTCTTTAAGTTCTTCTTCGTACCAAGGATTTTCTACAGTATGCCCATTGTTCAATAGTTCTCTATTAAACATTTCTATATGAAAGTCTGTAGCAAAGTAGTTGTGATCAAAGGCAGAAAAGAATGATTTTTCTGCATTACGCACCCAAGGCTTGTTGCCAACCAGTCTGCCTAGGAAATCCTGCGGATCATATGAACCAGCATGCCATAGGCCATGTGTAGTTACTGGAATACCTAGAAGCTCACTCATGTACTTTAAGTTTATGATACCAGGATGCCAAGCATCAGTAAAGATAAAGTGATCGCCGGGATGAACGGCTCCGTTACAAAATAAACGACCCATCTGTTCAACTTGACTAGCCTTATAGATATTAGTGCCGCCAAAGTTGAGAAATGCTCCAGGAGTGGTAGCACTAGGAATGTCCGTAGGACCTGATATAATGTTGACATTGTGTCCTGCCTTTCGTAAGAGTGTAGGTACATGGGTCTTCCATTGACCCGTGTACCTTGTCTCAACTGCTTCTAGATCAACGAGAAAAATTCTGCTCATTGCGGCGACCGTTATTATCCCAACGAGGCTTGTTGCCTAAGTATGGGCGTCTTGCTGGACGACGACTTGCCAGATAAGACTGATAAGTCACTGAATCTCTCTTATAGAGATCTGCAGGATTAAATGGTTGCAGTTCTAATCTGCACCAATCTAGATATGCATCCAGGTCATCAAAGATCCGAACAACGTCGGGGCGATTTTCAAA